CCCGTCATGATGCCCGGGACGTACAGTCCCCCGCCGATGTCGGCCAGGGTATGCACGTCGTAGGCGTACAGGCTCCAGGGGTTCATCCGGAAAAACATCTCATCGCTGATCAGCAGCTTCCGGGTTAATTCCTGCTCCAGCCCCCGAACGATGGGCAGAACCGTGGTGTTGACAAAAGCGTTCCACTCCTCCCGGTTAAAGGCTCCGGCCCCCAATACAAAGGCGGGCACCCCCAGGATTGCAGCCACGGTTTTTTTGTCCAGGGTGACCGACTCATGGATTGCCAAATCATTGAGCGTAAGGGGTTTGATTTGCTGCACGCTCATGCCGTCAGACGGGATCAACATGGGGCTTCCGGGGTCCCCCGGGGAGAATCCCCGCAGGAAGTTGGCGCGGCCCTCTGCAGTACGCAGATCCTCCGCCCAGGAATCTACCTGGATAATCAGGCTGGGCTTCCATTTGTCGGCCATAAAGCTTTTCTTCGTGGCCGACGCTTGTTTCAGATTTTTGACAACATCCCGCAGAGCCACCCGGTATCCATCGCCCCGCCAGGGCTGTTCCGGGTTTGGGTTGAGCACAAAATGCAGCAGGTTGTCCGGGTTGTGCTCCTGGCCGCCCAGACGGATTTTGTAGCCAAATCCTCCGTCCGGGACAAAGGATACCTGAGACGGCGGGACGGGCTCCAGGCTGTCCAGATAGCCGTCTCTGGTTCGGGGGATTACCACCGCGTTGCCGTCTCCGTTCAGCATGAGGGTCCGAATCACATGGGAGACCAGGGTCATCCGGGACATATACCGGTTCGGCGTGATATCCACCTTCCGGGACAGCCCGTTTTTGATACGAACGTCCCCGCCGGAGGAATTGGCCATCAAATGGATGGTCATGCTCCCGATCAGGGTAGCCATCTTATTCACGGCCGTCAGGACCTCCGGGCTCTCGCTCAGGCGGGTATAGCCGGGGATGCACAGGGAGTCGTGCGCGCCGTCGGTCAGCAGCCAGCCCACCATGCTGGCCTGGTTCGCGTCGCGGATATTGTTTCCGTGTGATTTTTTTTGTTTGCTCAACGCTGCCACCTCAATCCTCGTTTAAATGCAAAAAGCCAGTTTCCGAGGGATACTCGAAAACTGGCTTCTATTGCCCTTCCCCCGCCACAATCGGCGGGGGGCTGTATTTGATTGTTTCTTTGACTTCCAAGACAACGCATCCGCTGCCCTTTCGTCGAATTTTGACGTCGCTTCCTCGACTAAGGATAGCTTCTACCGTTTTGATTGTATCCGTGTCCATAAATACTGACATTTTCATCACTCCGTACATATAGGCCATTCAAAGCCGAATTCAAATATTCCCTTTAAAGATTTAAGTAAGCAATATTATTTGCGTAAAATGTGCAGCCTTGGCTGCCTTGGCCTCCTGCATTAGCCGTATTACAGTACGCATGAATTTGCGATGCATATTGCGAAGCCGCAAGGGAGTTTTGAATCATTTGCACCGTGTTCATATGTGCCATTTGCATTTCTGAATATCGTGAACGGGTATATAAATTGCATATATCATAGGTTTCTAAACCTATTTCAGATCTGAGATTACCGCTATGGGATGGCTTGGGAGAATCTTTATCAACGATGTTCTTTTTTCGCTGAATCCACTCAAATGTTCCGTCAGGATTCATTTGCAGGCCATTCACCCCAGCCCACAAGGTTAGGGCATATTGCTCGCGTTGCTGCTTATCCTCCCATATTTCAATGGCTGTCCGTTCCATTTTTTCGTAATACGCCAAAACATCAAAGGCATTAACGGATTCAGGCTGAGGAACATTAGAATTGCTTTTGCAGCGTGAAAGGAGGAACCTGCGCAGGAAGATTAACGCGGTGCCGGTCAGCAAAAGTGGAATAAAAGTTAAAATCAAAATCAACGTCTCCACCCCTTCGATTTTTCTTCCCGCTCCAGATCCTCCAGCATTCGCACCGCCGCAAACACAGCCGCGTCGAATACGTCGATCCGGGTGGTGTCCTCAATCTTTTCGTATTGGACCATATCGTCGGTTTTCTCAATGGCGTGGACATTCTGCACGCAGTATTCAAAGGCGTCGCTGTGCATATAGTACAGGCATTTGCTTTTCGCCTTTACTTCGATCCGCCGGAAGCCCTGGGACTTCTTCCAGAAATACTGCGGCTGATCCACAACCCTAAACTGGGCTTTCTTCATGCCCACCACATATTCCGCGCAGAATTTCCGGTCGTGGCCCACTTCCTTGATTTTGAAACCGTCATGGCGCATTTTCTTAAACCAATTCACAACGTCCATATGGTTGACCACTTTGTCGTTGCACAGGTCCAGCCAACCATCTTCCTTCCAGCCGAACAGAGGGATATTGTCCTCATCGGCTTTGATGTGGGCGGCCACCACGGGGAACCATGCGTGGGGAATGATAATGTCCACATCGACAATCTCACCGTCGCTGCGCGCATAGCCCTCCAGGGTGCCGTAGAGCGCGGAGGCGGTCAGATCGTGGAGCTTGGAAAGGTCCGACCCGCCGTACCAGCGGATGGGCAGCTTTTTCAGATCCTCCAGCGTCCAGTCATACATCCTGTCGCTGGCCCGGAATTCTTCAATGTTAAAATAGGCCTTCATGGCCGCCACATAGACGTTCAGAGATTTTGCAAAAAACTCTTTGCGCATCTGCGGGTCGTTTTGGGCCTGGATGGCCTCCGCCAGAATGTCGGCGGGCCGGATCGTCACCCCATAGCTTGGGTTTGCCATTTCCAAAACTTCCGGATTGGTGAAATCCACGTCCCCGGTCTCCGGATCCTGGGGGGCGCAGGCCATAAAGATAAACAGTTGGTCATCCTGATTGGTGCCGTTCAGAACCTCCCGGCAGTATTTCAACCGCCGGTAAAAGTAACTGTTCATCTTGTCCCCGGCGGTGGAGATGGCGATCATCAGCCGGTTGGAGTACGCCTTCATGGCGTCCAGAATGATTTTGTACTGCTTGGGAGACTTATAGGCGTGGACCTCATCCGCGATGCCGATGTTGCAGTTCAGGGAGTCCTGGGCGTCCGGGTTGGCCGCCAGGGCCTGAATGAAAATACTGCCTTCTCCAACCGTGCCGGAAATGCTGTGTTCCTGGTTGTTGTCGATCACCCGGAAATTCCGCTTCTCTCCCATCTCTTCCAGGTTGAAATTGATAAAATTGAAGCTCTCCAGGGCCTGCTTCAGTGCCGCGCCCACGATATAGCATTTGCTTCCGCTGCGCCGGTTGAGCAGAGAGAGGGACCACGCCAGGGCGGCAGAAAATGTGGTCTTGACATTTTTTCGGGGGATGTAGATCACCGCTTCATGGAACCGCCGTATTTTTGTTCCGGCATTCTGGAACCCCACCAGATTGTAGATAATAAACTTGTGGAACGACTGGAGTAAAAACGGCTTGCCCCGCATGGGTGTGCCGTCCAGGGCCTCTCCCTGGGCATGGACAAAGGTTTTCTCTATAATCCGGATGCAGAACTCCGCATCGGTGGGGTCAAAGTCCCACTTCGGGTTTTCTAGGTCCTGAAGGAATCGCTCACAGGCCTGTTTTCGCTCCGGATTTGCCAGCTTTCGCCCCTCCACGATGGAGTTAGCATACTCCATCACCTCCGCCTGGTTGGGGAATCTTGGTGCGCTCGACCGCTTACGGGCCACCGGATAACAGCTCCTCCAGCTTGGATTTCTTTCCCGGGGCAGGCAGTTTGCCCTCCCGCTCCGCCTTCGGGTTGAGACAGAGCCGGTCGGAGTATGCCAGGATATCCCGTCGCACTGCCTCAATGGTCCCAACCAGCGGAGATTTTTTCTCCCCCGCCGCTCCGGTGGCCGTGGCGTAGTTATATCCCGAGCCCGTGTCATATTCCCGCATCAGCCTGTGATACTGCTCCCAAAGCCCGGCGTAAATGTCCACGAGCCGGGCATATTCCGGCCGGTAAACCCCGAGTTTTTTCATCTCCGCCACGGTCTGTTTTTTGATCGTTGCCTTATTAGTAGCCGGAGCCGCCATAGCCCCTCAACCTCCTCCCCAAAAAAATCCCCCAGCCCTCGCTCTATTGGAAAGCATGCCGCCCACCGGTCTCCAAGGGGGTACTAAAGTACCCCCTTGAGGGAGGGGGGGCGTATCCGCCGCTGCCAGGATTCCCCCAGTTCCGTGAGCTCGTTGGTGTCCCGGTCGTGCATAGCGTTGTGTGCCTGAGCCGACAGCGCGATTAGGTTCCACTCGCACCAGGCATACTCGGGGTAATCCTCTGCGGGCCAAACATGATGCACCGTGTTGGCCTCTATGGTCCGTCCATATCTGGCGCTCTCACGGCACAGGCACTTGTCTCGCCGCAGTACTCGCTTTCGCAGCCGTTTCCATTTTCCGCTTTTGTAATCCATGGGCTATCACCTCCAGGCAAAACAAAAAGCGCCTAAGCCACGACACCCGCAATCGGGTTGTCATAGGCTCAGGCGCTGGTCACTTTGGACGCTGGCTCAGGCGCTTCGATATTTACAAGAGTTTCCTGCCCGCATCGTTTGCACTTGCGCGGCAGATTTTTGGCGGTTGTGCTGGGGAGTATCTTTTGCAGCTTCCCCTTGCCGCATACTGGACAGATCACCCATCCGTCCTTCACGTTCAGTTTACCACAGCTTTTTTCATTTTGCAACCTTGTCAACCTCTTTTCTTATAAAATGAGAGAAGATATAGTTACCCCCAAGACCGAAAAGAATAGAAAAGCCTATTCTTTCTTCCTGCGTTTTCGTTTTGCCCGGGGCCGTTTCTTCCTGGGAGAATATGGTAGCATATACTTCATCCAGCACCACTCCCCGTATCCGTTGGTCTCCGGCCCGGTCTTTGAGACGGCCAGCGCCTCCGGCGGCGGGGCCAGGGTCAGGCTGTCGGGGATCTCCATACTCTCCGGCTCCGAACGGACCAGACCCAGGGACGGCGTCCAGGTCCGCTCCCCCACTCTGGGGTGCCCCCACTCCCGGGGCTCCTTGGTGAGATAGCTGGCCAGATCCTCATAGGTGTGGTCCTTGTCAAAGACCAGCCGCCGCAGTTCGATGTCTCCAAAGCTCCACAGCCGCCGAAGCTCCTCCAGATCCTCCCCGGTGGAGTTAATGACCAGGTGGTGGTGGATCCGGCCGCCGGGATAACAGCCCTCCGTTACATAGATATAACGGAGGGGCTGACCCCTGGCCTTCCGGGCCGCCCGGAGCTTGGACAGCACCCCCCGCAGGCGGCGCATTGCCCGGTCCCGGTTTTCCGGCAGATGCTTGTCGTCATAAGTAGTGGTGAGGAACAGGTCCCCGTTGTCAAAGTTATCCGCCAGAGTTCGTTCCAGCTTCTGCACCGATGTGCGGAAATTCAGCTTTTCCCGGGCCAGGGTGCTGGCCTTCTGCTTCTGTGCCCGGGCCTTGGGGGAGTCTCCGGCAGCCGGCGCGGTGTAGAGGACCTCATAGACCATCCGGCCAGCGCGGATGCGCTTCAGGATTTTTGGCACGTTCTTTTTCCCTCCAATTCCATCCGCTTCCCCACTCTGGGGTGTCTACACTCCAGAGGCTCCTTGGTAAGATAGTTGGCCAGATCCTCATAGGTGTGGTCCTTGTCAAAAAACAACCGCTGCAACTCAATGTACCCAAAGCTCCACAGCCGCCGCAGTTCCTCCAGATTCTCCCCGGTGGAGTTGATGACCAGGTGGTGGTGGATCCGCCCGCCGGGATAACAGCCCTCCGTTATACATATGTAACGGAGGGGCTGACTCCTGGCCTTTCGGGCTGCCAGGAGCTTGGACAGCACCCACCGCAAGCGGTGCATTGCCTGGTCCAGGTCCTTGGGCATATGCTTATCATCATAAGTAGCGGTGAGAAATAGGTCCCCGTTGTCAAAGTTATCCGCCAGGGTCCGCTCCAGCTTCTGGGCCCGGGCCTTGGGGGAGTCTCCGGCAGCCGGCGCGGTGTAGAGGACCTCGTAGACCATCCGCCCGGCCCGAATGCGTTTCAGGATTTTTGGCATTTATTTCGCTGCCTCCTTCGAAATGGAACCGCATATCCGGTTTTCTTTTTGATATGGGACAGATATACGCTGATTTGCTGCTCGGTTGTATCCAGTACCTCGGCTATCTGATTTACCGTCAGATCCTCCCAGTCCCCCTCCATAATGGACCAGATCAGCGTACCCTCCCGGAATGGATTTTCAGGCTTCATGTTCGATCCCCTCCATTAACTGCTTATAGCTGGTCCCAACCAGCCCAGGGGACTGGTCGGAATCGGTTCCCTTAAAATGTGCCTGCGGATGGCGTGGGCGCATAAACTCAATCATGGCGAAATTGGCCACATCCACAAGGTGCTCTGTGTTCCCGCTTTCCCGGTACAGCGCCAGCCGCTGATCCAGGCACGCCACCGCATCGGCCAGCTCTGGATATGTATCACAAATCCAGCCGTATTTGTAGTGAGAGGTTAAAATCCTGTTCTTCATCAGTTGGATAAACTCTTCTGAAAAATCTCGGGCAAGAATTTTATCCGTGCTGTCCATGCAATTCCTCCTATTGACTTTTCCTTCCCGCACCTGGAACGCGTCGCCCAGTTGAATTGTGTCCGGGAAATTGTGCTGTGTGGTCTGACCCATAATCGAGCATATTTTTTCAAACTCATTCATGAAAGCACCTCCTGTCAGATTCTGTTTCCTCACGCCGCCGGGTGCCGGCCCTTTTCGTCCTGCCGGCACCCGGTCCGGATCCAGGCCAGCCACTTGTGCTCAAATTCCCATACCTCGTCCGTCCGAGCGCAATTTTTAAGGCCTCGGTTTTGCCGTACCTCCAGGCTTCTTTCGTTCAGCTCCAGCGTAAAATATGATTCTTTTGGAGCCGACACACGGCGGATGAAGAAAATGGCGGTTCTTCCCTCGGCGTAATCCTTGGCGTAAGTGCCCACGCAGTGATGCAGGACATTTCCCTCGTCCGCCAGCTCCTTCCTGCTCCTGGCCGGACGAATCAGAAGACCGTCCGCCTGGAAGCTGTATTTTCGCAGCTGCTTCCGGCGCACCCGGAAATTCACGTCCAGCTGCTTGCACTCGCAAGCTTTCGCAAGCGGTATCATTGTGTCGTGAGCCAGGACAAGGTCGTCGGGGAACCGCACCTGGGTGTCGTTCAGATTCCGGCCGGCTATTTCCGCCATGCGCCAATAGTCCAGCAGATACGCCGCGTCGACGATGTCGTAAGGCTGCGGGTCCTGGCCCTCCGCCTCCGGAACGCACATTTCCATCTGCCGCCGGAGATACCGGATGGATTTCCCCACCGGACCCCGTCCGACCAGATCAAGCACGTTCTCGTCAGCCAGCTCGAACGCGGAATATATATCGTCCGCTGTCAGCTGCTCCCCCACCGCCTTGGCACGGGTGAACAGCCGCCAGAGAAACGCGCCCCACCCCTGTTTCCGGCCCAGTCGGAGCTCGTCACGGGTCAGGCCCAGCATTGCCGCCGGCCTGGTCTCCTCCCAGTGAATTTCAGAGAAGAATTCCTTCTCGATCAGCTCATGCAGCACCAACGGCAGGCCGTGGAGCAGCAGCGCTTCCACGTTTGAGTGCTCCTGGTAAAGCAGCAGATACGAAACCGGGTACTTTTTGCACAGGCTCTGAAATTGATCCATGTACACGTCCAGCTTGCAGTGGGGCAGGCTGCTTTGCGCCAGCAGCGCTTCCGTCAGCCCAAAAATTGCCCTGCATTCCAGTCGGTGGTGCGTCCACTTTTTGGGCTGCCGCCACTCAAGCGAATAGGAAATAAAATACCCAGCGCTTCCGCTGTAGGAATTGCGCCATCCCATGAGCTGGACACAGCCGTCCCGGCTGAATACATAAGCCTCCGCCGGGATCAGCACAAGACTTTCTTGCCCAGATTTATAGACCCGGTTCTGTGCCGTCCAGACGGTCAGGGCCAGCATATTTTCCTCCCCCGCCAGGCTGGCGGACATTACGCTGACTTCTCCGCTTACAAAATACCCAAAGCGTCCCAGGGAGGAGCGCTTGCGGACCAGGCACCTCTCCCCGCAATGGGGGCAGCTTTTTTCATCGCCGTCCGCAAAAACCAGCCCGCCTTCGGCACACTCATAATCGCCGCGAAAGCCGTACCCGGCGTTCGGGTCCTCATTCCACTCCATCAGCGTACCCTGTCCGCAGGCGGAGCAGGTCACCCGGACCATTTTGATCCGCTTCGGCTTTGGATCCGGGGACAGGCACTCCGCCAGCCCCATTTCACTCACCCACTCCACCTCATAGAGCATTCCGGAGCGTTTAAGCCCCTGGCAGTGGACATACGCCCAGGCGGCCAGCCCCTCCGGCGGTGTGCGGGGGACCAGCCCCCGGCAGTCCGGAATCTCTTTTCTTTTTGTTTTCATGGGAAAAAGTCCTCAAACCGGAGCAGGCCGTCTTCCGGGGCGGGGACCGGGCCGGCATCGTGCAGGCCGTAGAAATCCCGAATGATGCTCTCCGCCTCCAGGGGCGTCACGCAGGCGAAATTCCCGGTCTTGTGCCCGTCGGCATAGGCCTTGATTTTCTTTTCGCACTCGGCCAGGGACATCTCCTTGATTTCCAAGTCCTGAGCCAGCATCTCCGCCCACTGTGGGTTCGCCCGGAGCATATCCTTCAGCTGCTCCCCCACCATCCATACGGGAGTGCGTTCTTTTGGCTGCTGGGCCTTGATTCTGCCCAGCGCGGTTTCCAGCATACTCATTCCGCGTCCCTCCTGATTTTATCGCTCAGGGCCAGCATCGCCCGGCGCACCGATTCGGCGGCAGACGGGTCCTCCCGCCCCTGGAGCTTGATGCGCAGGCCGGTCATCTTGTTGACAATCTCCTGGGCCTGTCCAAACAGGATTTTGCAAATCGTCAAATCCTCTTCGGAGACTACCGCGGCTGCCCGGGCGGCCTGCTCAAGGCTGGCGATCCGGTCGTTGGCGGCGGCAAGGTCTTTCCGGGCCCGGTCTATCTTGGCCTGCATCTCTTCAACTGCCTCCGCCCGGGCGGCGTCCAGTTTCTCCTGATCCACCTCCATAACGGCAACCTCCACCGGTTTTTCCCGCAGCTCCTTCAGCTGCCGCTCCAGCTCTGCCGCACTTGCGGCCGCCTGCTGCTTTTCTTCCTTGGCCTTTTTGAGCAGATCCGCATTCATTTTCAGCATTTCCGACGCCTGCTCATACCGGGCCCGCTCCGTCTCCTGGTCCGTCCTGGCCCGCTCCAGCAGCTCGTTGGCCAGCCTCAAATCCCCCGCCATCTTCTCCTGGGCCTGCTGGGCCTCATTCCGCTCCCGGATGGCCTCATTCCGCTCCCGGATGGCCTTTTTCAACTCCCGGACAGACATATCCTCTGCCGGAACTTCGGCCAGAAATGCCTCCCGCTCCGGCTCCGGCAGGGACAGAAGCACCAGAACTTTCGCCGCCCCCAAATCCGCAAGCGTCTGCGGATTTGACCACTCCCGGGCAAGGCGCATGAAAGTCTGTGCGGATCGCTCCGAAAATTCCACCTGCTCGGTCAGCCACGGGAGCCATTCCCCATGAGCCAGCAGGGACTTGGCCTCAATCAGACGATGGCCGATTGCCAGGATCGCATCCCCGGCGGTCTTTTTCAAGCCCAGAATCTCGCTTGTAATCGTCTCGATGTCCCGCGCCTCGCTCACAGCGGGGGAGGCCATCCCGAACTGGGCCAGCTTGTCCCCCATGCGGGCGTAGGCGGCCTTTTTCTCTGGATTTTTCATAAAAGTTCCTCATTTTCCGGCTTTTTAATTTGCTCAAACGACACGACCCATACCCACGGGTTTGCATTCCAGCCATAGTTGGTTCGGTCGGAGAGCTTGATGGTCTTATCCCAAAGCTCCTCAAAGGGCGCTCCAATCTCCAAGCCCTCCGCAACAACTCCATCATCATCAATCTCTTGCAGCCGCTCCGCTCGAACCTCCGTCACCCGCAGGAAAATCCGCGCGGCCGCCCGGGGCATATGGATGGAGGGATGCCACCTGTCATCGGCCCATTTGCGCACAAAAGAGTCGTATTCACTTCGATTGTGATATTGATCTCCACCGCCGGGAAACTGGATTCTCACCATTTCCCCGCCTGCCTTGTACTCTATCCTAACATCTGCGTCAAAGCGCCTGGCACTCTGCACTCTCCATGTCTCCCGCACATACAGGATGTCTCCGGGCCAGTAGGGTGGTTGTGCAGAAATTCCGGCCTTGCTTACCCGCCGCGTCATTGTCTTACGGCCCTCCAAGATGGCGCGGACCATATCGGTGTTAAATAGGATTGGTGTCATATCCCAAATACCTCCCCTCAAAACGGCATATCCCCGTCCGGCTCCTGTAAATCCTCAAACTGCATCTGCTTCGGCTCCGGGGCCTGCCTCTCCGGCTTTTGATAGGGCGCGGCGGCGCGGGAGGTCGTCATCTTGCTTGCCGCCATATCAAAGGCCAGCCGGCATTTCCCCACCCTGCCGTGGCGGTTTTTGGCTGCAATCACCTGCAAATCCGCATTGACGCCGCCGGAGCTGTACTCCGTTTCGTAATAGTCCTCCCGGTGGAGGAAAATCACCCCGTCCGCGTCCTGCTCGATGGAGCCGCTGTCCCGCAGGTCGGTCAAGAGCGGCGTTTTATCTCTGCGGTCCGCCCCGGCCCGGTTCAGCTGGCACAGGGCCAGGACCGGGACCCGCAGGCGGCTGGCCAGCGTTTTCAGCGCCCCGGATATTTCCGCCATATAGTCATAGCGGGCCGCCCCGCCCCGCTCCCCGGGGGAAACCTTCCCGATGTAGTCCACCACAATCAGGCAGAGCCCCTTCACGTTGCGGGCCATCGCCTCTATGTCCGGGACCGTGGCGGACGGTTCCCCGTTGATGTACACCGGCAGGGCGCGTATTACGTCCCCCGCGTCCGCCACCAGCTGTTCCTCCTGCTCGCTCAGGGCGCCCATCAGCAGGCGCGGGCCCGGGATCCCCGTCTCCCGGGAGATTCGCTTGGCGTTCAGCTGGGCCTCCGTCATCTCCAGGGAGACGAACAGAACCGGCTTTTTTTCCTTCGCCACCCGGTCGGCAATGTTGATGGCAAAGGTCGTTTTTCCCATCCCGGGCCGGGCCGCCAGCACATACATTCCCCCGGCCAGAAGCCCGCCGCCCAGCGTTTCGTCCAGGTCCTGATAGCCGGTGCGGACATACCCGCCGCCGGGCTTCCCCAGCAGCTCCCGGTGCCGGTAGAACGCGAGCATCGCCTGGTCCGGCGTGAGCAGCGCCCCCGGCGCGCCCGTTTGAAGCAGCCCGTCCAGCCGACCCGCCGCCTTGAGCATGATCTCCTTGGGCTGGGTATGCTCCGCGGCCAACGTCCTGATTTCCTCGGCGACTGCCATGCACCCCCGCCGCAGCGCGCTGTCCCGGACAATCTCCGCGTACTCCCGGGCGTTTGCCGCGGTGGGCGTGGCTTCCATCAGCTGGAGCAGGTAGTCCCGAGGCACCTCGGTCCCCTGCCGCCGCGCCTCCTCCGCCGCTACCACCGGGTCAATGGGCTTCCCCTGGCGGTCCAGCCGCAGCGCCGCCTCATACAGGGCCCGGGCCATGGCTGAGCCGAAAAACTGCGGCCGGAGCACCGGGACAACGGCCCCCAGGCAGCGGGAGTCGATCAGGATGGAGCCCACCACCGCGTTTTCCGCCTCGAATATGTCAGCTGTCATAGACCAGCACTTCCTCCCCGTTGACGATCTCCGTGTGGCATTTCTTCTGCCGGGGGGCGGCGGGATCCGGCGCGGGCTGCGCCTGGGGCTGTTTGACCTTTTCCGTCCAGCGGTGGTCCCGGAGCCAGCGGAAGGCGTGGGGAATGCCGATGTTCTCCCGCCAGTCCCGGGATTCCAGGTGCCGCTTGAGACCCAGGGCGATTTCCCGCAGCAGCGCGTCCTCGTCCCCCAGGTGCTTGTCCATCAGCTCCTTGTCCCGGGGCAGCGCGTCCCACTGCTCCACCGCCTTGGCCCGGCAGTCGTCCTTGGGGTACGCCTTCCAGAACCCCTCGAATTTCTCTGGCCGCCACTCCGGCTCCGCCTTGGGCCGGCGGCTTCGTTTTTTCTTAACAGCAGAGGGCGCGCCCCCCTCGGGGGGGCTTTGGGGGGTATTTTGTTCCGTACCGTTCTTTTGTTCAGTACGTTTCTTTTGTGGCGACTTTTTCGGGTCCGGTTCTACCGGGTCCGGTAAATTAGGACACGGTTCCGGCAAAACATCCTCCCCGAACTCTCCCGGCGTGTCCGTGAGGAGGTAGGCGGTCTTGGCAAACCGTCCCGCCTCTCCGTGGGCCTGGGCCCGTTTGAGGTAGCCCCCCGCCTCCAATTCTTTCAGGTATTTCCCCATGGTGTCTTTGGATATTTTCAGCATCACGGCCATTCCACGGACCGAATAATCCCATTCATCCGGAAGACTCAGCATGGCGATCAGAGAGAACCGGGCCATCTGGCTCAGGCCGTTGTCCCAGATAATGCTGTTTTGGATCCTGGTTTCTTTCGGCTTTGCGCGGTGTACAAAAATCTGCCGTTGGGCCATCATGACACCCCCGCCTACCAGAGCGCCGGGATGTCTTTAATCCCGATAGTGCCGTCCTCATAGACGGTAGCCATGGCGACATTGCCGTTGTTCAGCCAGCCCCGGAAGGTATTCTCGCCCAGCCGCTCCACCTGCCAGACCTGCTCCTCTCCATACCGCTCCAGCAGCGTCTGGGTCACAAGGGACACCTTTCCCGGCCCCGGATTATCGTTGCACATCATTCTTCCACCTCCACAAATTCCCCGTTTTTGAGGGTGTACCAGACATTCGGCTTGATCTTCTCACCGTCCACCCGGACGCATTTCCCAGTCTTGATATGGAAGCCGCTGCCGGTATTTTCCCACTCGTAGGCCGTGAGCCATGCCCCCACTTTCCCGGCCATTACGCGGCCATCGACACCAAACGCAGCGGCAATCGCATCCTCTCCATGTACTTCCGCGCGGCCCCCTTCCCCCTGGGCGGCGGCGTGGCCACAGGTCCCCTGGGCGGCGGCGTGGCCCCAGTCCCCCTGGGCGGCGGCGTGGCCCCCGTACCCCTTGGCGGCGGCGTGGCCACAGACCCCCTGGGTGGCGGCGTGGCCCAAGACCCCCTGGGCGACGGCGTGGCCCCTGTCCCCCTGGGCGGCGGCGTGGCCACAGGTCCCCTGGGCGGCGGCGTGGCCACAGGCCCCCTGGGCGGCGGCGTGGCCCCAGTACCCCTGGGCGGCGGCGTGGCCACAGGCCCCCTGGGCGGCGGCGTGGCCCCTGTACCCCTGGGCGACGGCGTGGCCCCTGTCCCCCTGGGCGACGGCGTGGCCCCTGTCCCCCTGGGCGACGGCGTGGCCCCTGTCCCCCTGGGCGGCGGCGTGGCCACCGTCCTTCTGGGCGGCATTGCCCTCCGCAAGCTGTTTGACATAGTCAAATTGCTCTTTAATCAACCCATCAAGACCAATTTCCGATTTGAGCGTCAACTCGCTGGACGCAATCTTGCTGTCCACATTGTTTTTTCCATCAATCGTCCCGCCGGCCTCGCACTCAAAATACCGGCTGCCATCCACCGGAGAGTAGTACGACAACGCATCCATCGGACAGACAACAGAGTGTCCGCCCCGGTCACCGCATCTGACAGCTCCGTCCCACGTAAACTTTTTCCCCAGCTCATACTGGAAGCCACGGCACTTCATAGCCCGATCCGTGCCCTTGTATGTAGTCATGTCTTTTACCTCCGTTACAGCTCAATCGAGCGTTCCGGGTGGATGGTGGAGATGGCGTGCTTGTACATAATGTGCTGCTCCTCCCCGGCCTGAACCACCACCACGTACCGGTCGGATCCGGTAATCTGGCCGCGCAGCTGGAAGCCGTTCAAAACGAACACCGTCACGGGCACGCCCTCCTCCTGGAGCGCGGACAGCAGCTTGTCCTGGATGTTTTTGTCTTTCTGCATTTTCGTGTCCTCCTGTTTTTCGTTTGTGGATTTTAGATCATCCCTCTTGCCGCGTTAAACGGCAAGAGGAGCGGGATCGTCTGGTTGCTCTGTCTGGGGCTGAGGATAATCCTTCCGGCGCGTCACAATCGGGGTGAGCTTCACCCCGTACTGCTCCCCCAGGATTCTGCCAACAATTTCGTATAACAGCTGTACGTTCAGCTCATTTTCAAATGTACCATTCATAGTGCCGCCTCCTTTTTCAGAGCGTATGAATGACTCTTTGTCCGATATGTTTTTGATACTTTCGCTTTGTCTTGCATTTTTCCGGCGGTCATTGTATAATAGATACACAAGGACCGCTTTTCTGGTTTGCTGGTTCCTTCCCCGCCGGATGTTCCACCATCCGACGGGGGTTTTTATTTGTTATTTTGTAATCACAGCATCTGCACCTTGGACGGTTACCCATCCATGCTCCATTCTGGCCTCTGCCTCTTTCATCTGAACCAGCTCGTGGGTGATAGAAGCAGCAATGGTGCGGTTTGCGTTGGCCTCTGCCTCCGCCTCAATCTGTCGAGTTTTTGCCGCTGCCTCGGCCTCCAGAATTTTTGTCTCATTTTGGACTTTGATTGTTTCCTGCTCCGCCTCGGCCTGCTGTTTGCGCTGCATTGCCTTCACGCGGTCGTCGATGGTTTGCTGGAGTTGAGCATCCGGATGCACATCAATGATCGACGCGTCAATGACCTCGATCCCATATGCTGCGCTAAGCTCCTGATTCAAAAATTCCGTAATTTCGCTGTTGATCTTGCCGCGGTCGCCGGAATAAATGTCCATCATGGAATAGAACGTGGTCACCTCTGAAATTTTTGCTTTCAGGACGGTCCGGACCCGGCTGTTTACGATGTCCTCCCCGCTCATGCCGCGAAAACGCTTATATGTGTTGCCTACGTCAGCCTGGTTGAACCGGTACGACATTTGGAACGATATGCTGATATTGGCATTGTCGGCGGTAGAGATCATAAAAGAATCGTCGCCTTTGCTTCCGTCGCGTTCATCCTTGGTCAAGATCAGTTGCTCATTGCCAATCGTGAATTCTTTCACCGACTTTGTAGGAGAAACGATATGGAACCCCTGGGTCAGGATTTCATCCTGCACACCGCCGTTCATGGAGTAAACCACACCCACGTAGCCGGTGGGGATAATTTTTAAGCAAATAATACAGCCGATCAGCGTAGACACCAGGAGAACCGCTGCGGCAATCCCGCCGATCAGCCCCGCAGAGCTGCACAAAATAGTTTTTTCATTCTTCATCCTCACTTTCACATTCTGTAATTTCGTCTTTTGCCCGATTGAATAAGCCTTTGAGATCACCTCCCAGATATTTGAACATGGGGCTCATGATAAACCACAGAAGCACCATTGCTAGTACTACTATGGCCCAGAAAACTATGTTCACTCCCCCCTCACCCCCTTTCCGCCGCCTGCTGGGCGGCCGGCTGCTCTGCCATGAAGGGCATTCCCTCGCCGAAGC